ATGATAAATTAACTGAGCTAGCATTGAATGATGGAAAACTTACTCCAGAAATGCAAATGCGATTAATGCGTGAAGAATTAGAAGGTGGTTATAAAAAGAAGTTTGAAGAGTTAGAAAACAGACTTTTAGAAAAAGAAAGAAGTGATGAACAAAGACGGTATGATGATATTCAAAGAGGTTTTCAAAACGAGATAGAAGACTTTGTTGAATCTAATTCAGATAAGTATGAACTAATACAAGCAAACGAAGCGAATGATATTATTTATGACGTTATTGAAGAGCATTACAACGACACTGGTAGAATCTTAGACATAGAAGAAGCTGCCGAAGCTGTTGAAAATTATCTAGAAGAAGAAGCTGAAAAGCTACTAAGTTTAGGTAAACTTCGTTCTAAGTTTGGTTTAGAGAACGATTTTGAGCAAGAAGAGTCCCCAAGACAGTCGCAAGTAACACTGTCGAACGCCATGTCTGCTCAGGCGAATGAAAGAGTAGGTAGAAAGCTATCGGATGATGAAAGTAAGGCTCTTGCAGCCAAAATGTTAAAATGGGATTAATTAATTTACTAAACTTAAAGGAGTTTAAAAATGGCACTTAATATGACTACTTTTGCTGCCGCTCTGAAGCAGCATTATACAAATGAAAGAATTGAGAATATGGTTTATAAAGATAATCCATTTCTCGCTATGGTAGCTAAGTATGAAGACTTTGGTGGTGAAAACCTCAAGCTTCCTATCAAGTACGGAATACCTCAAGGTCGATCCGCTACTTTTTCTGATGCTCAAGCTAACAAAACTAACACTCAGCTTAAAGCATTCTTGCTTACTAGACAAGCTGACTACTCTCTAGCTTCTATCGCTAACGAAACTATTGAAGCTTCTAAAGGTAATGCAAACGCATTCATGGAAGCTGCTACTGTTGAAATCGATGGAGCTATCGAATCTGCTACTCGATCACTAGCTATCGCTTGTTATGGTGATGGTTCAGGTGCTATCGGACAGGTATTAGCAACAACTTCTTCCGTTGCTACCTTTACTCTAAAGCAAATTGATGATGTTACTAACTTTGAAGTTGGTATGCAATTAAAGCTTAACGCTACAAAAACAGGTTCTTCTGGAACTCTTTCTACTGCTGTTACTGTTGATGGTATTAATAGAGATACAGGTGTTATTACACTTTCTGCTTCTGCCTCTCTAACTGCTGACCACTTCATCTATCAAGAAGGTGACTACGATGCAAAGATCAAAGGTCTAAATGCTTGGGTTCCTTCTTCTGCTCCAGGTTCTACTGACTCTTTTTTTGGTGTTAACAGAAGTTCAGATGCTACTCGTTTAGGTGGTATCAGATTTGATGGTTCATCACTTCCTATCGAAGAAGCTCTTATTGGTGGTGCTTCACGAGTTGCTAGAGAAGGTGGAAAACCTGATGTTTGTTTTATGAACTACTCAAACTTTGCTGACCTAGAAAAAGCTTTAGGTTCTAAAGTTTCTTATGTTGACGTTAAAGCAAGTCCTGAGATTGGTTTTAGAGGTATCTTAGTTCACGGTCCTAGAGGTCCTATCAAAGTAATACCTGATCAAAACTGTCCTAAAGATGTTGCCTTCATGCTTCAAATGGATGTTTGGAAACTTTACTCTCTTGGTAAAGCTCCTAAGATTCTTGACTCTGATGGACTTAAGTTCCTAAGGGACTCATCAGCTGACTCTGTTGAAGTTAGAGTTGGTTACTACGCTCAGTTAGGGTGTAGAGGTCCTGGGTATAACGTAAGAATTGCATTAGCATAATTTAAATAATGGGGAAGCCTTTCGGGGCTTCTCTTTTTTTGTCACGCTGCGTGTTGTATGACACTCAGACTAAAGGAGAAATAAAATGGCAAATAGAAGTTTTAATAGGCTACAAGCCTTAGATAAAGAAATAAAAATAATTCACGGTCAATTTGTTACTGATAGTACCGCTTCATCCTCAACTTCACTACTAACTGCTTCAAAAAGTGTTGGTGTTCAAAGTGTTCTCAGAGTAGGTGCTGGACATTTTAGAATTGTTCTTGGAACTCCTGATGGAGATGTTGATAAGTATAGTCACTTTTTTGGTGCTTACTTTGATATCCAAAAATCAACTGCTATAGGTTCAACTGCTGGTGGAGTAGGTTTTCAAATACAAGGTGCTCCAACTGTTTCTACTGATGGTCAGATTGACTTTTTTACTTTAAAGTCTACTGGAACTGAAGCTGATCCAGGTAACAGTGAAACAATTCATTTTATGATTGTTGTTAAAAACTCTTCACTTCCAGGTATTGGAGTTAGCTAAGGAGTGAACAATGATTATGATGGGTCCTAAAAAAGATAAGGGCGGTCTTATGGTCGCCATTATGGAAAAGCTAAAGAATGGCAAAAGCTCATACGAGGAAGGTAAAGAGCACAACGAAGAAATGATGGAAAAACATCATGATGGTCACGGTCATTACGAGAAGTACAAAGAAGAAGTAGATGGGATGATCAAAGCCATAAAAGACTGCGTTAAAGGTGATTCAGACGAAGAGGAATACAAGGAAGAATTTGCTAAGTGTCTAAAGATGTTCATTAAAAAATGCGTTAAAGACGAGTACTAATTAGGGGGGGCTAACGCCCTCCTTCTTTTGGAGGTATGATGGCTTCAATTACTGAAAGTTCTTTAGTAACCAGAGTCCGGCAAAGAGCCGACATGGAATCTAATAACTTTGTTTCTGATATAGAAGTGCAGACTTACATAAATGGCTCCATAGCAGAGCTACATGACTTGCTAATTCAAGTTTATGGTCAAGACTACTATGTTAGTAGTAACACCTTTACAACAACAGCAGGTACAGACACCTATGCCTTGTCTACAAGTGCAGGTGCAGATTTTTATAAACTAAGAGGAATGGATGCAAAGTTAAATGGATCAGACTTTTTTACTCTATCTCCATTTAATTTTAACGAAAGAAACATAAGACAGGAAGGCAGTTTATCTAACGTACTAGGTGTTGCCAACCTTAGGTATAGATTAGTAGGATCTAATATTATTTTTACTCCTACTCCAGACGCAAATACAGAAATAAGAGTTTGGTTTGTGCCAACAGCACAACAATTTAGTAGTTCAACTCCAGCTACTTCTACTACTACGTATGATGATTTCAATGGCTATGCTGAGTATGT